CCGGTATTCTTGAGGCAACAAAAGCAATTACCACTGGGGCGTCTGTAGCTGTTACATATGATGAATTGGTTAGTTTGAAACACAGCTTAAAGCAGCGATTCAGAAACAGCGGTGTGTTTATTATGAACCCTGCTACCTATACAGCGATTTGCAAATTAAAGGACGCCAATGGCCAGCCATATTTTAAAGAAGATGAGTATAAAATTCTTGGGCAAAAAGTCATTGAAACTGACAGCATGCCCACCATTGCACCAGGTGCAAAGGCAATTGTATTTGGTGACCTGACTGGTTACACAATTAAAGCCACAGCGGCAGTAGAAGTTCAAGTTTTGCGTGAAAAATTCGCTACGAAAAATATGCTGGGTATTTTGGCATTTGGCGAATATGATGCAAAAATTACGGATTCCAAGAAAATTGCAGTATTGACAATGAAAACTGCTTAAGGAGGGATTTTTCATGAAAGTACGAGCTTTAATCAGTTTTAGTGGTACCGTTTCTATGACGCAGGGGCAAACAATACATATTGAGGAGGGGGAGGTCTTAACAGGCCTCCTTTCATGCGGTTATGTGGAAGAAGTGGAAGAAAGAATCGCTTATATTGAAACAAAACCCATTTATATTCAGCAGGAACCGGAACAGGAGCAGGAACCGGAACAGGAGCAGGAACCGGAACAGGAGAAGGAACCAGAGCAGGATCCGGAACAGGAACCAGAGCAGGATCCAGAGCAGGAACCAAAAACACCAACAGAACCAGAGCCTGAGCAGGTACCGGCGAAAAAAGCATCAAGAAGCAAAAGCAAGGCGGTGAGCGCCGATGAAAGTAAGTGAGATTAGCATTCAGGTTTTAAAGGAATATTGCCGGGTGGAGGATAATAGCGAAGATATGCTATTTACAGCCTTGTTGGGAGCGGCAAAGCAGTTTATTAAAACCCAAACAGGGTTGGATGATGCCGGAATAGAAGAAAAAGAGGATTTAGCTGTGGCAGTATTAATTATAGGTGCTGAGATGTATGAAAACAGAGCCTACACCATGGCCACAAACAGGACAGTCAATATAAACCCAGCGGCAGAGGCTATTATTAACCAGTACCGCATGAATTTGCTTTAAGGGGGTGGGTTTATGAATGCAGGGGAGCTGCGCCGCAAAGTAACCATTCAAAGCGTCAGGAAAACAAGGGGTGATAACCTTGTGATGAAAACGGAATATGTGGATGTGAAAACTGTATGGGCTAAAGTAAATAATCTCTTTGGAAAAGAATATTGGACAGCCAAGGAGTATGCCGCAGAGAATACTGTAGAGTTTACCATGCGATACGGTAGTGTAAAAAACATTCCTGTTAATGATGAGCCAAATGCCGAAGTGAGAGAAATCTCCCTTAAGGACAGACTTGTTTTTCGTGGAAAGGTTTATAACATTACTTCTATTGACAACATTCTTTATGGAAACGAGTATGTAAAAATCAAAGGGATTGCTGTGGATATGGGGGGATAAGTATGAGTAAGGAATTATCCCTATATGACATAGATAGGGCTTTCACCAAAATCATAGAGGAATTCCCTGAAAGAAAGAGAACACTGGTGAAAAATGCAGGAGAAAAGATGTTTCAAGGAGTTTTGCGGAATATTGAACGGGACATCAAGGAGGGCACAGGAACACTAAAACGAGGGGTTGAAAAGAAGCTGGGTTCCGGTGGAGGTTATGCAGCAGTACGCCCGAATCATGCTATAGCACCCCACACCCACTTGGTTGAGAATGGGCATAGAGTTGTAGCCCGTGGGAAAAGTAAGAAAACCCGTGGGAAAAAAGCAAAAAAGAATTCTGTCCGTGTAAAAAAAGGATTTGGTGAAGGAGCGGGAGAATGGGTAAATGGAAAATTTATATACCGTAACGCTTTAACAAGTCTTGAAAGTGAGTTGCGCAGAGATTCTAAGAATGCTCTGGAGAGGCTGGTGAAGGATTCCTTTGGTTAAGACAATGGATATTATAAACGCCTTAATAAATGAGTTTGATAAGTGTATACCGGAAGTAGAGCCTTATTTGGGTAGGATTGAGGAGGATTATAAAAGTCCTGCCTTTTTGTTTTTGCTGATTTATGATGGTGGAGAACGCAGTGGAAAATTTACCAGGGATGTAATGGTTGACCTGCAGTGTGTATATTTTGGGAAAACGGATGAATGTGGTAATCAAAATTTTCAGGAAAAGATGAACGTAGTGGAAGGTCTAAGGGTTTTCCTAAACCAATACAAATTGGCCGTGGGTGACAGGGTATTGAAATTTAAGTATGAAATAAAAGATGCTGACGAGAGACTAGCTGTTTTTCTGACATTTAGGTTTAAGGATGGTGTAAATGATCCTGAATTTGAGGAAGAGCAGTTAAGAGAAGCGGCGGAAGAGCTATTTATCAATGAGGAAAGGGTGGTTTAAATGGGATTACCAAATATTGTTATTGAGTTTAAAAGCAAAGCCTCCACCGCTATTAAACGTGGTGAGCGGGGGATTTTGGCTGTCATGGTGATGAAGGGCACAACAGAGGGTGAAGAAAAGCTTACCTTGGGAGTGAAAAAGTTGGAGGACATTACGCAAATTCCTGAGGGCTTGACCGATGAGAACAAAGCCTATGTGGAACGGGCATTTTTGGGTGGGCAAAGCCCTGTAAAATATGTTCAGCTGATTGTGACGGATACCATTGACAATGGGCTGAAGCTTTTGGAGGTCACAAAATTTGACTATGTAGCGGCACCACCTACGGTGACGGAAGCGGATGCAACAAAGATTGCGACATTTATCAAAGGTCTACGAGAAAATAAAGGCATTAAGGTAAAGGCGGTACTGCCGAATACCAAGGCAGACCATGAAGGGATTATTAATTTCACCACAAGTGATATTGTTGTTGGTGAGAATACCTTTTCGGCGGCAGAATATTGCTCTCGTATTGCCTCTTTGCTGGCGGGCACGCCGTTGTCGGTGAGTGCAACATACTATGTCCTTTCAGAGGTAGATGATGTGCCAAAATTTACAAAGTCTGAACTGGATGAGAAAATCAATAAAGGGGAATTTGTGATTTTCCATGATGGCAGAAAGGTAAAGGTTGCAAGAGGGGTAAACAGCCTTACTACCATCGGGCAAGAAAAGAGCGAGGACTATAAGTCTATTAAAATTGTGGACATTATGGATTTGATATACAGCGATATTAAAATGACTTGTGAAGATTCTTACATAGGGAAATTTGCAAATAATTATGACAATAAGTGCAAGCTGATTGTTTCCATTCAGGCCTATTTAGAAGCCCTACGCAACGAGGAATTGTTGGATACAGATATTGTCACAGGAATTGATATGGAAGCTCAGAGGAACTATTTAAAGGGAAAGGGCGTTGATTTAACCGAAATGACAGAGCAGCAGATCAAGGAGGAAAACACCCAAACTTTTGTATTCTTAATGTCAAAATATAAAATCCTCAATGCCATTGAAGATATTTCAGTGAAATTTTATATTTAAGGAGGAATGAATATGCCAAGATATGATGAACGGCGTGCTATTAACGGTACATATGGTGAGGTTATTTTGGAGGGGGAATCGGTAAGAGAGGCCACAGGTCTGAAAGCAGAAATTCAACTGGAATATTTGGATGTACCCATGTGTGGGGATTTGATGAAGCACCAGAAGGTCAGTGGAATTAATGGAAATGGTTCTATCACCATGACAAAGGTAAATTCTAGAATGGGCAATTTGCTTTCAAATATGATTAAAGCGGGGAAAACTCCATCCTTTACGATAATCAGTAAGTTAGCTGATCCGGATGCATTTGGAGCGGAGCGTATTGTATTAAAAAATTGCCAGTTTTCTACGCTTACCCTTGCAGATTGGAGCGATAACCAGATTGGGACGGTAACACAGCCCTTCACCTTCACGGATTGGGATTATTTAGACATGATTGAAGTTGAATAAGGAGGATTTGGTATGAGTATTTTGGAACGTCTTTTGGAAACAGACGAGGAAAAGATCAAAGCTGAGTTTGGCACGAGATACGAAGTAAAGCGGCTTTCCCAGACATTGGGAGAGCCTTTTATTGTGGATTGCAAGCCATTAACCAATGAAATGGTAAGGCATATTGGAGAAATCAGCAAGAACAATGTCGACACGAAGCTGAATGCCATTTATGAGACATGCAGCATTGAGGGGAAGCGGTTCAACAATAATGCCTTGATGGAAAAATTTAAGGTATCAACGGGAAAGGAACTGGTGCAAAAGCTATTCCTTCCCGGTGAAGTGTTTGCCATTTATAATTTTATCAATGAAATTAGCGGTTATAGCACCGATGCCATTACCGAAGTAAAAAACTGATAAGGGACGGGGATGTCCGTGCTAACGTTATGTACTATGCATGGAGAAAGCACGGGGTTTTGCCGTCCGAAATTTATCGGTTATCGGAGGGGGAGTTGGCTGTCATTGCGGCATTTATGGTAATGGAGAGGGAAATTGACAAAACAGCGTAAAGCGTGGTAATATTTCCCAAAGGGGGAGCGATCATGAAAAAGCTATTAGCAATATTACTGTGTGGGATGTTGACGGTGGCTGTTCTTAGTGGATGTGGGAACAAAGCGGAAGCGGAGCAACCTGAGCATAGAGGCATAGTCGGTTCATTATATAGTGATTTAACACTTAAGATGGAGAACTCTGGTTTTCCGGAATATGATTTTATTTCTATAGAAAGGTACAATATTGTACTTATTCCAGAAGTTAGTTATGAGGATGGCACTGGAGCAACAATGAAATATAGCGTACTTTATTCGGACAATGAAAGTGACTATTGGGGCGAAATTGAGGAGGCTACATTTTCTATTGAGAGTGACCTCATTAATAAAAACCCAGCTAATTTTATTGAAAGTGCAAAAATCTATTTAACTTTTTGCTCTTCTATGGAATATGATAGCGCAGACCAAGAAAAGGTTAAGGCATGGGTGCTGAAGAATGTTGAAGCTGCAGGAGAAGTTGAAGATGATAAAGATATAAAAATAACAATTGGTGATGCTAAATTTACGCTATCTGGAAATGATTATGACGGTACTTATGGTGTGAGAACTTTGAAAATTGAAAAGGCAGAGAACTGAATTTTAGCATATGGGTATCGGTTGCTTTTTTCATGAATTCGTTTGACATATTGCGAATAGGCGTCAGGGTTTTGTTATCATGCGGATTTATGGTAATGGAGAGGGAAAATTGACAGAATCACATGAATCGTGGTAATATTTCCCAAGGGGGGATTTATCATGAAGAACGGTATTTTCATGTTATTATCTATTGTAATAATGTTTTCGGGGTGTTCAGTAAACAAAGTGAAAACTGTTACAGATAAAGAAATAACGTTGTCAATGGAAGTCGGGGAAAGAGTAGGTACATATACGGGAGAACTGTTGAACGGAATTCCAAACGGAGTCGGAAAATTTGAGGCGGTTAACCCAGCTGGTGTCAAATGGTATTATGAGGGTGACTTCGTAAATGGGGAATTTACTGGACAAGGTGTTACTATATGGGATAACGGACAAATTCAACGGGGCACATATGAGAATTTTGTATGGAAGCCGAATTCCGCACAAATATTTGAGTGTTTAAAATCTCTTGATGAAATTGGCATGTCAGATGCCTCCAAAGATTTTATTGAAAATAATAATGGCATTTTTCCCGCATCGGTATATTTTCAAATTCAGGATTTTATTGATAGAGACATTTCATATAAGATGATTACAAAAGAGCCTAATAAGTATGGCAATAAAATTGCACAGTTTGATAATTTATATATTAATCAAATCAGAGTTTTACCTGTTGGAGAGACGCAGAATGAATACACTTACATGACCGCATATGACGAAA